CCCACGGAGATATTATCGCCATCATCCGCCCTAGAGGTACCGTCCTTTGGCTCCTCCGGATCTACCGGAGTATAGATCGTGGCTTGCTTATCACCTGTATTGATAACAACTATATAATAACTGTCCCCGTCAAGACCCTCATCATGAGCCATGGTTACAAAGCCCTGCTCGCTATCCGGCCTCCATTCAACGACAACCATATGCTTATCCATAGGTATACCGGAAACGCTGTTAACGTAATTGGTTGACGACATGAAAATGGCATGATCATCATAAGCCTCATCAACACGTTGATGCTTAGTAGCCAATCCGTCAAGACGTGATATCTCAATGGGGTCAGTTACCTCGACCCCATTATAATCATACCACTTATATCCTATCATCGTATTCTCACGACGATATTTCCTTTTCCTTATGACCTCACCGCCGGCTAGGGCGTCAATCATATAATAATCATTACATACCTTAACCATGACCTTGATATTAACAGGTTTGACATAAACAAGCCACGATAGTAGCGCCATCGGGGATGGAGGTCAGCGTAGTCCCTACCGGGTAGGTCGGGGAGGATGACTCCATCACCATCAACGACATCCGCTCAACGACCATATTGTTATCCACCAACCTGCTTCCCTCCACATAGAACCGGCCATCGGCTACCTCATAGCACTCGCGCACCGGAACCATATGTCTTTGGCTCTTATCCGCATAATCACAGATCGTCACCTTAGCCCCATCCGGTATAGACGTAAGCTCATCACCTACATTATAATCAGGATGATCAGAGTACACGACATACAATATAGACTTAATATCCTGCAACGCCGGATTGACTGTCCTGAATCCCTTCAAATGTATCTTATGACCATCAATCTCATAACAATCATCCACGTCCATGATATTAAGATCACAACTGATGACCGTCCAGCCGTTAATAACCGTCTGCGTAGGGGTAGTATTGATAGGATGATCGGGGTCGGTAGACTCAACGATCTTATAGTCAAAAGTCTTTACATCCAGATTTCCGTTCAACGACTCCTGTCTCCTGATCTTCACCGTACCCTTTCCGGTATCATAACAGGTCTCCGTGGTATCGATAAGCCGATCCATGTAATCCGGTTCCTCGCACTCGATACGGGTAAGACCTTCCCATAACGAGCTAACCTTATCTCCTACATGAATACCGTTATCGGTGGAGCTAACGACCTCCCATAACTCAGATCTGACACCTAATTCGCCGTCATAAGACATCGTGTGGACGACCCGTACCACGCCGTTGGTAGAACGATAACACTCAACCGCATTAGACAGCATCCGGTCTTCCATGTCCGTGAAATCGCAAGACACCAAAGACCATCCGTCAGGCAGGGTAGACAGACGCTGCCCCGGGACGAAACCGCCGTTATCCGACTCGACAACCTCGTAGCGCACATGCCGCTCATTCGCCTTGGCATCATAAGACACGATCCTCCTTATCTTGACATTGCCATCCCCTGTATCGTGACACTCGACGAAAGATCTTATATCACGGGCCTCCATATCATCCATCTCGCATACCATACGAGTCCATCCTCCCGGTATGTCCTTATATACCCTATCAACAGGGACGTCAGTATCCTCCGAACGGGTAACTACATAAGAGGTTCCACGGATACCTATATCACCATCGTAAGAAGTAATATGTGATACTTGTACACGTCCATTGCTGGTATCATAACATTCCTTTCTGGACTGAAGCATACGATCTTCAAAATCAACGAAATCGCACGAAACCAAAGAGAAGCCTTCGGGGAGGGTAGCCAGTTCGGCCCCCGGGACGAAGCCGGCGTCATCCGATTCAAGCACCTCGAAGCGGACGTATCTTGCCTTTATCTTGGAGTCATAAGAAACCAGCCTACGAAGCTTGACATTGCCATTGCCTCCATCATAACACTCGACATAAGACCTGATGTCACGCTCCTCCATATCGTCGAAATCACAGACAGTCCTTACCCACGTATCTGGCAAGGAACTGAAGCTGGCGCCCTCAGGTTGTGACGGGTCGGTAGTCTCCAGGACTTTATAGTTCTTATCCCTAACTCCTATATTCCCGTCCCATGACGTGAGAACCTCCAGCTTCACCTTACCGGTCGGTGTCTTATAACATTCTACAGTTACCTCAATATCCCGGTCCTCCATATCCGTGAAGTCACAAACGACCTCAACCCAGTCATCGCTTATGCTGGTGATAAACTCACCTACCGGATTCTCAGGATCGGTACTTTGCTTGACGCGATACCATTCCTTTCTGGTACCCATCTCGTAATCAAATATCTTATATCCCTCTATCTGCACCCTTCCGGTTCCGGTATCAAAGCATTTAAGCACCGGTATTATCTCCCTTTGGGTCATATCCGGGAAATCACATACTATACGACTCCATGTATCGGGTATCTTATCATACTCCGTACCGATAGGATTGCTATCGTCAGTCGTATTCACCACCTCATAATGGGATACCTCCGGGTTCAGGCGTGGGTCTACCGACTCAACGCCCTCGATCTGAACCTTGCCCCCTTCCGTGGCGTAACATTTACTTACGAATATCAACTCCCGATCGGTCATCTCCGCTATGCTACAATCTATAGCTACCCACTCGGCAGGGATCTTATCCAATTCCGTGCCAATGGGAGTATCGATATCCGATGAGTTGATGATAAATATCTTCTCGGCCAGTATCTCCCCCTTATTATTCATATAGGTATGGATACGAGCTTCTACCTGACCACCCGGCGTGCGATAGCATTGGTTGACGATCGACACACGGGCGTCCTTGATGTTAATGAACTGATAGTCCTTTTTAGGGATCTCGCTTACAAGTCTCTTTACTCCTTTATCATCGAAGTACACGTAACACCCGTCATTCCTCATCATGACCGGATACGTCTTTCCGTCTATGACAACACCTGAGAAGTCATCTGGCGGAACGGAGAAACCCATGCTACCGAAGATGGAAGCAAGTCTCTTTAAATACTCATTTATCGCAGACATAATATCATATTTTAATTCTACTGCCTCAAAGATAACAAAAAAGGGAAGAGAAATGAATCTCTCCCCTTTAGGAAATATATGAACGCAAAAAAGGTCGTTCTTATTTGGGTTCGGTCACGATAGCCGGTCCAAGACCAGCGGCAGCTCCGATCATATTGATCATCTCCTGAACACCCTCATGAGCGCCATAGCGTACACGTAAGATCAAGTTGATAGGATCATCAGCGATAACCTTTCCGAATCCCTGAGCGTATCTATGAGGATTGAGCGTAATCTGGAAGTCAACGTACTGAGCTGTTTGCTCTACACGACTATATTCGTTCATGAACGTCCGCCCCATGAAATCCTGATGTTTCGGGAAGCCGTTGAAATGAGCGTAACCCTTCAACTCATCATCCATCATATTGCCGCCAACATGAGTACGCGGGGCTTTGCTGGACAATCTCTCGAAGTGAAGCTGATCCCACCATATAGGAGAACCCTCATCCAAAGAATCGGGGTAACCGCCACTAGCGCCAACGATCTCTACGCTATCCTCGATATATGTCATTTGATCCATCAAGCACTCTGACGGAGATAATAACATTTCCTTACCACGGAAACGGATACCGCACTTGCAATTCGTGCCAAGTTCCTGAGCCGACTCCAATTTCTTCCACATACGGTTGCGGTAGGACGCCGGAGCCTTGCTGGTGAAGAATCCCTCGAACACCTTGTCGCACTCATCACACAACATGTTAGTATATACCGTTGTCTGGAAGCTATGCTGGCAAGCCGCAGGAGTACCGTAGTCAGTGATCTCCAGTTCCGGGAAAGCCTGTTTGATTTCCTCCAAAGCACTGTTCCCGCACTCATCATCCGGGATCGTGATATAATACTTCTCGGTGGATACCTTGCAAGAACCACAAGCTGACCATGAAGCGGTACGAACCGTAGGATTCTCGCACATATCGGATGTCTTAGCCACATAGTAGATAATAGCCGTAGGATTAGCCTCCACGAAAGTAGAGATCTCCTCATCCGTCAATTTCTTGGAAGTAGCGGCAATATACAAACCTGATCCCTTGATCTGGCTCATCTTATTAACCGTATCAGCTACCACATTAGGTAAAGACTCTACCGTAGTAGACATATCAACGCCGTCATCCTCCAATGAAATGGAATACAGGTATCCGCCCTTAACCTCAGTATAGCTAGGCGGGCATTCCTCGCATCCTTTCATGATAGAGATAAGACGTTGGGTATAGTCAGCAGGTTTAGCCCCTTTCTTCATAACCTTATAACGTGACATGCTACCCTCAATAGTCTCTCGTACGATCTTCAACCCCGGATATTGGGCGCGAACCTCAGCCAAGGCCAGATCATCACCAGTATCACATACCTCCATACAATAGAAGTTGACATCTTCCGTATCAGGTTCGGTAGCCTCGTTGGTACATCTTGTAACAGGAGTAATATCGATATAATCAGATACCTTTCCACCACCAGCAATAGGCTGGTTCTTCATCCTCTCGATACATTTCAGGACGGCGGGCAACAAATCAACCTCCTCGCAAGGATCACACTCCTCGCATTGATTTGGCGTATTATCACAATCATCCAAAAGAATGGCGTCATTGATCTCAACACGACCCTCCTCATAGCCAAGAAGCTCAAAGGCACGACCAGCGAGAACCAAGCGGATAGCGATACGGTCTCCCTTGGATACGGAGAATGCCGTGTCATCAGAAACACCATTGTATCCTAAGATAACATCATCGACATAAGCATGATCTTTCTTCGGCCAAGAAGCGTAGATCTCCGTGATCTCGTTCAAGGAGAATAACGGCGTGGAAAAATCCTTATCATAGATAGAGCGGGAAGCCGCTTGTTCATTACGACCGATACGGATCTCATAACGCTTGTCGTTACGAGGCTTACCGGTAAAATCAATCACGGCCTTACAACCGTTCTCGGAAGTATCTTTAGTATCGTAAATACCGATCTGTCCTTCCTTCAAGAAGATGGAATCAACATCCACCATCTTAGCGTGTGGGGATACGAAAAGTACCCGATCTTGCGGTCTGTGCAACATATAATTAATATTTTAGTTTAAAAATCATTTACCTAACGCAAACATAACAATAAACGAGTTTACGACAATAAAGTACGGTCATGAGTATATAGATATACAAGCAAATTACGTTTTTTGTAAAAACATTATTTAAGCCACTTTTTCTTATACATCTTCCTCATCATATCAATAAGTTCATCGAAACTTTTTATATAACCCATATCTATAGCCCATATAAGATTGCCTTGTGTTTGCTCCAATTCCTTCAGCTCAGCTTCCGTGGCCTTATTCCTGATCATACTTTCATGGATATTAAAAACAATATAATTAAGACCCTTAGCGATCTTAACATAATCTACATCCTTAAATCTAGAAGCTGCTCTAGACAAAGCATTATACCTATCACCAGCCTCTATTCGATTAAGAATAAGCTTATCGGTTAACCACGTAACAACCTCGGCATACAACATAGGATTCAATTCCATAGCTACAAGAACCCATATATAAGGATTACACATAGTTCTCCTGTTCTCGCCCCTACCAACCGTCTTATAAGCACCAAACTTTTTCATTACTTTTATAAGAGACTCTTTTTCAACCATTTCCATAAAAACAGTAAATCCTGTTTCTATCATATATCCCTGTTTTTCAAGAATATAGTATATTCGCTCAGCACTCTCCTTGTTAGAAAGGATATTCTCTATCCTCTTATCATTCCATCCTTCCTGAATCCTTTTCCTGGTATAGGCTTCCTGTAAATCAGTCAACGACATGAAAGACGTTTTAGTGTCTTGCTTGATAGTAACACCAAAAAGATCCCTATCCTTGGAGATCATAACAACATTAGTTTTCATATTACATATATTTAATTGTTTAATACGATGCAAATATATAAATAAAAGTTTTACCGTAAAAATATATAGATAAAAAATATTCCAATATAAAATCATTATATTAAATATTTTACAAAACACAAAAATCATACTTACGATTTCTGGAGTCGGAGAAATCTCCGATTCCAGAAAATATGCATAGGATGATAAAAAAAATAAGCCTACCCATTTCTGAGCAGGCTTATCAATCAAAACTAACGTTGTTTATTTGAAAGAAGCCACATTATCCTTATCCATTCTATATCTATACAATTCATTCTCATTAAGGTTGAATTGTTTAGCGACCATATCCAGAATCTCCTCCACAAGATAATCGGGCAGCTCCGGGTCGATGTCCGTGGACTGGATACCGGCGGCGTTGATATACCCCGACAGGTCCACCCTGACAGGACGGCGGTAGTACGTCATTTTAACCTCCTCGGTACGGAAGCCTGACTCGTAGACCACGACCTTCCCGTTCCCTATGGAATAGAATGTCTCCCGATAGTCGTAAGAAGGGCGGTTATTCTCGTCTCCAAGAAGATCATGGATATTCTCGTTCTTAGCCTCCCACATAACGAAATCAGTGACCTCACACCCTTTGTATGAGAAAACGCCTTTTATGTTAGAGAACCATAGATAGTCGTCAGGTAAGTTAAAGGACGTAGACTCAGGGTCATCCATCCTACCCGCATTATCCAACGACATCCAATAAACAAGAAGGTTTTGGATGGAGCGTATAGTCTCGTCATCCTTCCTATTTAGATAGTACTTAACTAACCGGTCTTGGGCCTCGTTGAACAACAGCACGAACCTTCCCGGATCCAGCTTAATCCCGCCATTGGCCAGATTCTGCTCGTTCTTCTGCAAAGACCTTAGATACGCTTCTTGGATTGTCATCGCTATTCCTCCTTAACCTTATCACCTTCCTCTACGTCATCCTTCTTCTTAATATCCTTAACCTTCTTGGTCTTGGACTTATCATCGATATTAGACATAGATATGATCTCCTCATACTCATCCAATACATTAGCCTTTATGTTAATAAAGTCTTTCTTGGTAGCCAAGAACTCAGCGGATGTCCGAACGTCAGGTCCTATGATCTGGCCATTATATTGTAATCCGGATGGAGTCATATTGATACGACCATTTCGTTGAAGGACGTTTACGATACGGTAAAACTCAAGAACTTCCTTGAAATCACCTTCCAATGACCGATCCCAGATATCAAGCAGATAATCAACATTGGTCTTCTTCTCATTCATCCAGTTTGATAGAGATCCTGTATAATACTCATCCTCCGTGAAATCCGGGCGAGTTACGATACCGATGTAAAGAAGAAGATCTATGACAGCCTGACGATCGTCGCCGCCTTTCTTAAGGGCGCTGATAAACTTATAGCTGATGTTCATCTTATTGATCTCACGCTGCTGAACGAAATCCTTCATATTGTCTTTCTCCACGAAACAGAACATGGAGTTCATGAAGACAGGATCGCCATCCATTTCCTGAGGAGTCAACATGCCGGAAAATACAGCCAGATATAAATAAAATAGATCTACGGTATTAGCCGTATTATAAACCTTACCCATGAAGATCTTATCCTTAGCGTCATCCCAAAATTCTAAATTGGTTTGAGATAGATCCATCTGCGACATTTCCTCGAAAGGCTTCATGATATTATCTACCCGCTGTTTGACGAGCTTATCGATCTCATTCTTGTCAAGACCATTATAGCATCTTGATCTTGGATAAAAACCGGTGTTATAGGCCTTGGAGAAATCATCCCAAGGGCAACATACGTGAGTGGCGTTCTCCGGGAACGGAGCTTTAGCTATATTAGCGTCTTGAAAGGCCTGAGGAGCACTTCCATCATGTTTGCCTACAACCTCATATAAGGTATCTGACATGATATTGAAACCGTTTACCTCGGCCAATACCTTCCTTGATTTTAAAATTTCTTTCATTTCCTTATTTTTTTGCGTTACTTTCCTAAAAAAAAAGAATAAGAATATTCTCTTCTATAAAAACCAAATTACATATGTAAACTACCCATAAACTAAAGATTTATGGGTTTTAGACGTAGAAACATCATCATGTATAGAACACGATAACAATTCCCATCTTTCATGGGTGTTTACATACCCCCATGTAGCAATATTCATAGCGGCATTAATATCCGCATCCGCAATATTGCCACAATATTTACAGTGAAATCGCTTCCCATTTCGAATACCTATATGTTTGCATTCATGGCATGTTTGCGAGGTATAAGCCGGAGGGACGGCAATGATCTTAACTCCATTCATCTTACATTTATATTCAAGAAAGGAACGAAGCTGATAAAAACTCCACGAGTTACTTCTCCTTCGGAATGTTTTGTTTCGTTTCTTAGAGTTCATACCAAATCGAATATTCTTAAGATCCTCAATAGCGATACCCTTATTTTCTTTCTTAGCCTTCGCAACAAGCCATTTGCTGATACTATGATTCACAATGGTAGCAAATCCTCCCTCACGTCCTCTCAACCGTTTCAGCAACTTATGACAGTTGCGAGTGCCTTTGGACTGGATGGAAGCTCTCACCTTATTATATTTGTCTCGTATATTCTTGACCTCATTAGAAGAAATATTGGTTCCGTCAGATATAGAAACAATATCTGTAATCCCCATATCAACACCAATAAAATCATCTACATCATTTTCTCTCTCATCTGGTATTTCTATCGTTTGATAGATATAAAACTTACCCCTAATAAAAACTAAGTCAGCTTCTCCTTTTGCAAATTGCATAAGATGAGGACGATAACATATATATGCTATTTTCTCACGTCCTTTAATAAGCGATATAGAACATATAGATTTGGAAATTTTGTAAGATAAAACACGCCTATCATATGTGATAGATCCTAACTTACGAAAATATCTTTTCTTATTTCTATATGACTTATACGCATTTGCGACCTTACTGATAGCATGTACTACAAGTTGAGAAGATAAATGATACGTCTCCTTTATTAAACAATAAACCTCCTTATGTAGATCAAACTGTTTAAACACACATCGTTCCCACGCTATCTGAGAAATAACGTTGCAGGCCTCGTTGAAAACACCAAATGTATCTTTCAATATTTCGACCTGCTCGTATGTTGGGAGCAATTTGATCTGTAATGTTAATTTCATACAGTAAATATACTAAAAATATAGAATCATTAAATGTTTGAAATAAACATTATTGATTAAAGAAGGAACAGTGGTTCAATTCCTCCATAAGGATAAAGACTTATAGGAAGAATCGAACCTATTTTATAAAAAACTTAGCCGAAGTAGTTCGGTTGAAGCTCGATAATCAAGAACTTACTGTTATCCATAACCCAAGCCGCTGAAGCTGAGTGGCACCAGAATTGCTCTTTCATGCCCGGCAAGGATGATACGATCTCATTACCGTTGGCTTTGTGCGCCCAACGACCGTATTCATAACCCCACCACATGCTTACGCCTTCTGGTTTGATATAGAATACGTTGTTATTCATATTACCTAACTTAGCGTTAGCCGTATTAGGAATAGCGGAATACGCGTTAGTTGATCCAGCGTCAGTGATATTCTCAATAATACAAGAATAAGAGGATCTAGGATACATACCATTCACTAACTCACTACGATCTGTCATGTCAGCGTAATCCAAAGAAGGATCATGCTCGAACTCAACATTACCGATTCCAGGGATGAAAGCTCCCTTAACCTGAACCGGGCCTAAGATCATGGCGTCATTAGTACCAGAGATAGGATTAGAAGGCAACATCCTATCGCTTCCCATACCCCAGCTTAAATTCTGCAAGGTAGTGAAGAACGATTCCCTAATCAACTTCTCTAAATTGATCATAGCCATAGCTCCTACCTTGAACTTAATCTTACGTTCCGTAATAGGAAGATCCTGACGTCCACGGAAAATATAAGATGCGGCAGCCATAAGCGTGTCTTTAGTAATACCCATCGGACGGCTATAGTAAATAGTGTAACCACGGCGAAGCTGACGATAGATACCTTCATTCAAATGGATAGGACCATTTTGATCCATGATAATACCACCTTCTTGCCACATCAACTGTCTGGCCTCCAACTTAACCAACTCAGCCATACAGAACACCTCCAACGTAGAGGCTACTTTGGCCGTACGCAAATCAAGTCTACCATTAACAGTCTTACCGATAATAGCCAGATCAGGAATATTACCCTCATACTCACTTCTCATGGCATTCATACGACGAAGAGCGGTCTCCACAAACTCCGAAGTGCTGTTCTGGGCGGCTTGCATGGACTTCATACCAGCATACATAGTTGTCTCACCCTCAACACCACGGTGGTTTCCTAAACGGAACTCACAAGTCATAGAACCGGCCTTGTCAGCCCCAGATACCTTGGAGAACTGGGTGCTATACTCTCCAAGAGCATGACCGATCTTCCAGTAGCGGACACCCGGACGTAATTTCTCTTTAGGGAAGTATTTAGCCTTACCACCGATAACACGACACCAATAACGTGTCAAGTCGCCTTCTGTCTTAGACGGGATCTCACCTGAGATAAGGATATTACAACCGTTAGCGGCATCGTAGGTAATAACATCATAAGCCGTAAACTCAGATGTATTCAAAACGATATCAAACAAGCTACCATCAATACCAGGTTTCAGATGATGACCTGAAGTATCCTCAGCCGTAACAACAGCGAATGTCTTTGTAACAGGTAAATCATAACGGAAAGAAGCTCCAATACCGTTAACGGAGATCGTAGCGCCGTTATTAATCATACCCATATACATCGGAACGGGGTAATTAGCGATATTAGAGAACAGATTCAACAGACCCAAATGATTCTTGTCCGGATCCTCATAATACCAGCTCGCCAATGAGCCTAAGTTATGCTCTACGAGCGAAGTCTTATAGTTCTTGGCATCGGTGAAGGCAATAACGTTATCGCCATTCACGGTAGCCGGAAAACTTTTTGTCAAAAAAGGGTTCATAATTATCTATCTTTTAATGTTATACACTCTTTGATCCACTTAGATCAAGGAAGTTAGCCTCTATAGTATCATTATCGATATTATTCTTATTTTGCTTTCCTCCCTTATTGCCAGAAAGAAGAGTGATGGTCTTCTTATTGACCTCCATCTTAGCCTTGTTAGTCTTCTGTTTAAGGAACTCGTCCTTATTCATCAAGAACAAAGCCAGATCAGCGGCCATGTCCGGATTCTTGATAGCCTCCGAATAAGCTTTATCTATAGCCGTATGACCTTGATTGTCTATCGGCTTGGTAACGAAATCGACAGCCTTACCTATCATCGTTTCAGTCAACTGGAATCCTGAGCTTATAGATGTCTTAAGACCTTTCTTATAGATCTTCATCTGCTCAATCAACTCCTGTTTCCTTTTCTCGGATTTTTTCTTCTCCTCCTCGATAAGGTTATCCATCTCCTTTTTCAGAATATCATGGAACTTATTGGCCTTGGACTCAATGAACTCATCGCCCTTGCCAATCATCATCTCCATATTATCCTTTATCTCGTCTTCCGGCATACCCAACATCTTATAATAATGCTGGATGACCGCAAGCTGATCATTCTTGTTGCTCATATCAAGGTTGTCCAACGGCGCCTGAATGTTCTGATATTGGTTTAGAAGCTGACCTACGTTACCTCCAGCCTTATCCACCTCTATCATCTTCTTCATGAAGTCAGACATAGAACCGGTATCAACCTTATCCTTCAACAACTCATCGGCCTTATCCTTGATCAATCCCTCCACTATATCAAGTAGATCATCTTCTTTTGTGATAGTAGAAAGATCAACTGGCTTGTCATCTACCATAATATCAAGGTTATCGATACTGTCGATGATACCTCTAGCGGCCATCTTTTCCAAGAAAGATTTCCCGTTAAACACTGATACCACGTTATTATTATCAGTACCGCCTTCGCCAAAGGAATCCGGGTCTGGGTTGGTAGCGTCGCCGCCCTTATCCCCGCCACCGTCAGCCGCTCCGCCGTCGGCAGGCTCTTCCTTGGTATCACCTATAGGATTACCATCCTTATCATATTTACCCTCGATATTATTCTTATCGCCATCACCGTCACCACGGTAAAAAAGTTCCTCGACACTCATGGTCTTAAAACCCTTAGCGAAATCACCCATGTCATTCATACAATTTCCTTTTTTGCTTTTTACAAAAGTATTATTAATCCAATTACCAATTAAATCAAACCCATTATAGTATATGACAGAATTTTACGCCAAAATGATTACAGATTTTGTAAAAATATTTACAAAACTTGTAATCAATTCTTGTTTATTATTGACGTAAACCTATCTGTATCAGAACGTTTGTTTCTAGCGTCTATCTCCTTTTCTTTTAATTCCAACTTCTTTTTCTCTATATCCTCACGAGATCTTCGCTCAGCCTCGGCGTTAGCCTGTCTGGTTCTCATATCCTCCTCCCGGATGTCCAGATCCCGTTCCTTCAAGGCCCTATCAGCCATAGCCTCAACGTAATCCATACCTTCTGAGTTGTTCTCAGTCCTAGCGGCTTGACCGGCGGCCATTATGCTCTTACCCCGTAAATCGAAATTACCCTTGATGTAAGCAAGCTCCTTATCCTTCTCATGCTCATCGTTACGTGCCTGTTGTTCGGCCTCGGCTTGCTGCTGGACAAGTCGCTGTTTATTCTGGTATTCCTCTTGCCTTACACGATCGGCGTAAGATCTGGCATCCCTTCCGATCTGATTCATCTCAGCCGTTGAGTTGGCGCTCATCATCCTAGTGATATCAAGCAAGTCATTACCTAACGTATTTGTCTGTAATATATATTGTTTCAAATTCTCCAATTCCAGACGTTTCTTGGAATTAGATACAGCCATAACATTAAGATGACGTAACGACAAGCTGTTATCCGTAAGACTGATGTAAGCCAAGGAAAGATCGCTGTTCCTGTACATCACGGTCCAATCGTATCCTTCCTTCTGACATACTTGAGCCACGGCTAGATGAATATCCAATGTCCGTTTCTTGAAATCATCGAAATCATTAAAGTAAGTCTGGGTCTGTAGCATAGTAGCGTTAACTCCCTGTTTTACACCCGTAGAACTCTCGTATCTAGTTGACTGACCCATGGCCTGCTCGGATATACCTATCATCCTATAAGCCATCATATAGGCGTAAGACGCCATTTCCATACGGGATCTTATCTGATCCGTATTAGTAAGATCATATACACCGAACTGATTATATATGCTGCTCATCTGCGGATTCTGGTAAGGATTGTTTGTGTCATTACCACCTACACCCATAAACGAGACAGACTTAACGATCTGCATGAAAGTAGCCAAAGCTCCCTTCTTGTCCATCATATCCTTATATTCCGTAGGCAGGAATCCTAAGTCGCCTAAGAAGAACTTACCGATCTCCTTCTCGGCGTTATTGTATAGCTGGTTCATAGCAAGGTTATACATCATCTGGAACGGCTGTATGCGATCAGCGAGACTAGCCCCTATAAATCCAGAAACCGGAATGACATAATCATACAGACTACTATCACCATGTATCTGATGAGGTATTGGATCCCCACCAATATATATAGGCTTATCCATTAAATTACCTCCGGTGATCTTAACGCCAAACCTAACCTCAGGGACATACTCCAAGATGTAGGTGTTCACCTCAGGATCACTGACGGCTTCGGCCATAACCCTCTTCACTTTCTTGATACCGTTCTTCTCCAAGAACTCCGGGAGAAGCTCATCTGTCACAAGCTCCTGATCCACCATCCCAGTCTCCGTCATGTAAGTTATTAAGAATACCGGTTTCATGGATACCCAATATCCCTCCATGACTCTAAAAAGGCGAGAGTCTATCTCATATCTCTTACTATCGGCCATACCGGAGTTGAAATATCCAAAGGGATGGAAGCGGGGCAAGAAGCGGGGCTGGGTGTGTTCCTCTCCGTCCGGCCCGAAGGTATGGTACTCTCCCATAGGAACACCATAGTAATCCTCAGCCGCAACGATAGATTCATAATCATGATACCCTTTCCATGGAATAACCTCATTCTCATACATACCGGTAATAGACGGCTTCTTTTTCTTCCAATCATACCTAGTACCGTCATTGGATACCCATCCCTCGTAATCATCATCACCGCCCATAATCCGGCGTTTATCCTTGGCCGTCATCTTATGGCCGTATTTTGATATCAACTCAACACCCTCGTAATAATGAATACGGCCCACATAACTTCCATATTGCGGATATTTCACATCAGGATGGAAAACCTCCATCGGACTCCACACCTCCGGACGGTAGTAGTCAAATCCAACGAAATGATTGCGGAACATCTTACCGCTAAGGAGCCGGTCACGGAAATTCTCCCTGTCAAGCTCATCCATATAAAACCGGCTACGGTCTGACTCTATCGTATGGTCTCCCCATACAGCCGCCTGCGTCTTCCATCTGGTGCTCATGAACCTCTGGATATCGTCAGGGGTCATAGACACCTTGGCTTGTTGAATTTGCTCTGCGTAAGCCTGACGTTCCTCCTCGGAATTAAACTCATTGTATGTAGGATCAAGCCCGGCTTCTACAAGACGCTGATTGACGATAATATCCCACTGTTCTTGTATATGGCGATGAAGTAAGTTTGACATCGTGTCCTCATACTCACTTATAGCCATATCCCCTACCTCATTAACCGTATACTTATCCTGTAGATTTGTCAACCATCCCTCAAAAGCGTTTACAATACCACCTATGATATCATAATGCTTCAAGAAAGAGGGTATCCTTATATCACTCCTTAACTTCTGTACGTTCCTTAACTGTGGGATAACATCCGCCATCTCCATAAAAGATAACTTACCATCCGCCATCAGATAATAGTCACGGTACATTTGGTTACGATCATATTGTTTCAACCCTATCGTCTCAAGAGCGTCCATACAATCCTCCTTCCATTTCCTGTTCTTTTTCTTCGTGGAAATAGCCTGAGGAGGTAATCCTAATAGCGCCCCTTTTGCCGGAAACGAATGATCTCTATTAAACACTTCCATGATTATTCAATTTTATTTACAACAAAGATAGGCGTTTAATTGACATTCATTTACCTAAAAGCCCCTATAGATATTGATCCAAAGGCAGAGGCATATATCTCATGGTGCTTATAAGCGTCTTCCTTGCGGGCGTTATTCATCTCCTCGATCTTCGATTTAGGCATATAATTATTATCATCAAAATACCTTGCTAGCACAAGAGCATGACCGAAGGATATTATCCTATCGACGTTCAATCCTGGCTTGTACTGTATTATTTCATCCAGTAGAGCTATATCATCGATCAACTCAATACCCTTGACCGTTATATCAAGACCAGTACTATCATCATATCCGATAACGAAATCCTGCCAGCAGTAATCCACTACACACGAGAAGAGTAGGTTCTGGTTACCGGGGGTAGGGTATAGACCTAACTTGCTGTTCTGCCGGGAGCCGGCCTTCACATACTTATTGGCTATTGCCTCACCAGCAAACAGGAAGAAAGACGCTGGCATACCGCTTTTACGGTTAAGGTACTGCTCATACATCTGGTCAGCGTTCTCCATAAGACATATAGCACCATATCCCTTCTGAAGCACCTCACAAGTACGGCAAAACTGATCTATGGATGATGGGCGGGATACGTATGAAGCCACTATTCTATAGGCATAAGGATCTCGAATACCAACACGTCTCTTGAATACATAAAAAGCTCCTAATGAAGGGGTATCAGACTTAGCCTGTTTATAGGGATCTTGGCCTGCAACATAAATAAAATCATCAAACCTATTAGATTGAGGCATCTCGAATATCTGGACAGGAGCGTCAATAACACCTCCACTGAATGGAAAACCAGCCAGTTGTTTATTAGATTTAGTAGTACCAAGCTTATTGCCCGATTCAAGAAAAACATCACACAGCATGCCACTATATTGACCCGACTCAAGAAGATCGTTCTTATGTTTAATAGCGTACTCGACCGGAAATAGGTTCTGGGATGAGCTTAAAAAACAGTCGTCAATCGTAAATGGATAGAACATGGTATGAGAGGTATAAGCTACCCTATCTTTCGTAGATAGCTTCTTCCGTTCCTCGTTAAGCTTATTGGTACTAGCCTCGAAATCCGTGGCGTCAATCTTGATCTTATTAAGCTTCTTATCATCAGGTTTCCCCAAATAATCACCCAGACCTATAGTTCTCTTGACACCGGAGTTAGCCATCTGACCGGGGACAAACATCGCCCATTTCCGTTCTTTCCATGTTTTTCCTTTCATGGCTCTCCGATTTAAAATATCCCAGTCCATGACCAGGAGATTGTATGTATCAGGATCAGAGAACATCTCTTGAGCGTCCTTAGACAACTCCACCTCACCACCGGTACCAGCCAAGATAGGACTGAGACGCCAGCCGTAAGGAGTGTCGTATGACGGCATGGCGGCCGTGTAAGGCTTCTTTATCGGACCTTTGCCTACCTCGTCGAAAATAGCCGTAGCCGGTGTCAAACCAGCCGTCTTCTGCGTGGAGGTCTTCCTACCCATGTTGATGTTGGCTATGGATATTATGGCATGAACATCACGAACCCCGTTGGACATACGCTTGCCTAAGGTGACACCAGAACTCCAATCGGTCTTGGTCCTGTTAATCCTGAAAAAAGGATGCACATGATCAAGACCATACTCACAATACTCACCTATATTAGATAAATCGCTATCGCTGAAACCTACTACGGAATGACTAAGCCCGATCGTCATGGTAGCGTTCATCTGAAGAAGCGATGACATGATAGTCGTATTATGGGATACGACAAAATTGGTGGTAAGGAACTGATGGGACTTGTTATCGACCTCAATACAAGTAGCTTTATACTTCCCGTAATAATCTATATCGGATATCCTAAGTCTGTTATGGGTCTTGGATATATACATATCATCACCATCCATGACGCAATAATATCCCATAGACCAGAATATTCTTCTTACGAAGGATATAATATACTCGCTTTTATAAACGACCTTAAAACGATCGTCACCGGTACTTATACCGCAAGATATCTTCATGAATGAGCTTATAAACAACTCCTTCTGTTTTTTGGATGAATAAATAATATCATCCATCTCCTTATTGCTTAACTCGAAGATCCTGTCGGTAGATCCACAAAGAAAAGAGGCGGTCAGAGACCCAAGGAGCTGGGGCGACATCAGCCACCGCCGCTCGGGGAAATCCACGGCCTCCCCTATGTCTATGGTCATCTTCTGGAAGTCAGAGTGGATGATACCCATGGTGCTCATGACTTTATAATCACCATGATATTTAACCTTCCACTGATGTTGACCGCAACATACTATACTGCGCCCGTCCTCAAACGTAACCTTATACATATCAACGAATCCTTGAGGATATACGCCTACTATAGTCGTAAGCTTACCATCATCGCCATATATGATATCCCCGATATCAGCGAACCCTATCTTCTTAGGTCCATAAGGAGTATATATCAGCTCCGAGTCCAGAAGGGCCTTCCCAAAACGACGGGTACCGAACATCCCTAACCCTTTCTTCTCCTGACGGGCACGTTGATACATCTCGGCGAAAAACCATTCATTATCACGTAACCGGCTGATAGCCGGAACACGCTCTCCATTTGGAAGATCTTGAAATACGGGAAAGAAATTAACATGCCAATAAAGCCATGGCGGGATGAACGTACCGTTGATAGTCACCCCGTTCTTGACCTTATAAGCCTCCTCCGTGAAGAACTGCTTAACATCATCATCTTGATCCTCCCAGCCGAACAAATCGTTCCATATAGGGGGATTCTTCATGTTTACATAAAATTCTGGACTCGTGCTTAACCCCATCACTTCATACTTTTTAATACGGACTCTATACCTCCAGACACTTGTCCCTTACGTTCCTTCTTCTGGACATTGCTGACACTCCTGTATACATCCATGATCCCACTCTTCTCCATATACGAGTCATTCCATACGTTAATCTTATCGATCAGCTTGGATATGAAATCGAACGCCCTAGCCATATCCTCAGGCTTCTCCTTATCCCATGGATGCTTGGCGATATACGTCTTGGCGTCATCCACGGCCTTGGATATGACCTCAAGATTATCGTTTACCCGATCGACGTCCTTACTCGTCGGCTTTCGTCTTCCCTGTGGCATTGGCTTTCATGTCCTTAAACTCGTTATACTGTTTCATAAGAAGATCATAAGATTGAACAACCCCGATCTTACTTACTTCCGTCACGCTCATGTCATGGAACATATCCTCAAGCTCCTTGTCAGCGTATCTCAGACGTTCCTTGTCATCATAAAACACGAATCCAGACGTTCTGTCTTCTATAATGCTCTTGGCGGTGGACGCATATGTCGTATCTAAATCCAGATCCATACCGAAGCTGGTAGCCAACTGGATTATGAACATCAACCTAGAATTGACTTTTACAGCCTCTATATTCAACATCTGTATCTTATGGGTCATCTCATGAAGAACGACAAAATCCTCCTCTTTTATCAACGAAGATGATTTAAGGGCTATCTTCTTAGTCCTATCCTCAATATCGCTATACAGACGCTTGCTCTCACGTTTTATGGCTATCCAATGCCTTATATGAGTATCCGCCTCTTCTTTAAGATAATCCCTGATCTCTTTCTTAATATCCTTATCCTCTTCCATTATAATCACACATTATAATCATTATTATTTAATTCGATCTCATCACTGATGCTTTGGTCTATAGACCTCAATAAATCCCTGGTACTAACATCCCGCAAGAAGCGGACATTACCACCATTAGCCCTAGCTATCCTCCTTAAAGCGGAGTAAAGTATATCACCCAATGAATATTCAGGTAACTCACGGCATCCGACTTCCATGACAATAAGGGCATGGATACGGTCATCTATCTTGCTTCTTACGAGATTTCTCACGGCATTATTTATAAGCTTCCCCTATAATACGTAGCGGGAAATGTTTGAAATTACGTTCAGGATCGTCCTTAGTATAACCCATAAGAGATAGATGTTTCTCAAAATGACCTTCCGTATATTTTGAGGTATCTAACGTCATCCTAAATATAATTCTATTCTCATTGTCAGGATGTTTGTTATATGATACATCTCCCATACATCCACATCCGAGATGATGCTCCTTGACATGGAAACCATCATTATGGGTGATAAATAACACGATTTCTATCTTATCACCTATTTTCTGATCAAAAATATTTAGATAAAACTCGCTCTCATCATCCGTCAGTCCTATATCAAAGGAATCGTTAGGGCACTCAATATTAAAATCGTTATGATCGGCTGTTATCACCTCCATAGCATTCCATTTAGCTTTCTCACCCTCCACGAACTTCAACGGGCATACCTCTGTCTTCATCCAAGCCTTTTCCTTGATAAAGCAACCGCACAGCGAGCATGCCTGTCTTCCCATCAATCTTTGCAGCAATACCTTAGCTGGTAACTTAAAGAAAGCTATATTAGAAGAGTTCTTAGGACATTTCTTGCATAAATCAAGACGATTCTTGTACCACCCCGGATAATCCTTCTCATCCTTAGGAATCCTGCCCAATAAACTATCTTCCCAAGCTTGGGCTATTACCTGGGCTTTACCAATTGTTTGCATATTATTTTTTAAATTGTTGTTGTTGAAAATCCTGTAACTGTTCCCATGTCATACCATACCGGCATTGGTACATAGCCTCATGGTTGTCACGTATAAGGGGATCTCCGTTCTTCAATCCCTCCATACCCTCTATCACCTTTATCTTCTTATCCAGACAATCAAGCTCAATAGGCATCCTTTCGTCTGGATAACGATTACCCTCCTTGACATATATGCGACGTATCTTATCACGTCTTACACGCATCTCACGGAGATTGCAGATAACGTATCCGATAAACGGGATCCTGATAGATATATTATCGGTATATCTGGCGAGATGATGGATATAAGATACGGATGCTTTCATGCACCACTCGACCTGTTGCTTGGTAAACTTCCCTCCAGATCTTCTCACCACCTCATCGACAATATCCCTGTCGAACGAAATAAGACTCCTATCCATCGATATTCAATTTGTTTCTCTTGAATACGAATCCCATTACACGGGTGTCATCACCCTCTCCGTCAAGAACAAAATAATTACGTAGGCTTCTCATCTCAATAGACAGCTCACGGGTACGGAAATTTCCGTTCTTCTTGTCTACTAAAAAACCGCCACGCTTTAGCTCATTGTTAAGGACAGCGATATAAGATTCCTTCTGTCCATAACAATCCATATACTTGGCCCTGGTATCATCCGAGTATCCGTAGTTGATGTAGAAAGAAAGTAAGTTTATCGTCCTTTCAGTAATCAAGCTCCTACCCTTGGAATCCAGATAGCCGTTGTATATCCTTAAGAACTGCTGGATCATATCCAACCTAGTATCATAAGGCAACGCAAATACGAAAGCTTTCCTCTGTTCGACCATATAAAATTAGTTTTCGACAAAACTACTTAAAAAAAATATCGTTGTCAAGAAATTATGCCATAATCAACATAATATATGCTGATTAGCATGTATTTACGAACATCCAAAGGGAAAAGGTGGTGGAAATGGAGGAGGAAAGCCAGATAAGTCCACCGTAAGCCACGGCAACGAGGCCAGTTGAGCACCGGCCATACATGCCTCCGAGCGGCGGTGGACAGCTCTATCCTGCCTCATGGGACATGACCACACCTTTTCCCTTTGGATGCCTTCCTGCCGTGCTATGGGATATAAATCCAAAGGAAATGGGAAGTCTTGGGGCGATGGAGCCTGCCGTAGAAGATACGGACGGCCGGAGCGTGAGCGACTGCACATGACTTCACTTTTTCTTCTTTGGCTTCTGCTCCGCCCGATCCCCTTCCGGGTCCCGGACTCCGGTAACATCATATGGCATTGTTATTATAAGCCTGCGGTGTCCTGCCTGACGGCACTACACCTTGGCAGTAAAAATATTAATTAGCTATATAGACATTTGACTTCATGATATACCCTACACAAAACATGGAGGATTAGGAAGTAGGATATATTAATATAGTTAATTATAATTAATAAATATACCTATTAATGCGCGCGTAACAAGTATGATGTCAAAAATGATCATACAGAAACACAGATATTTACCCCCCCCCATTTTATTACGACAATTTCGTATAAACAACAAATGGGCGACCTTCACAGGCTACCCATCCATCCGAATAACTTGTTTCGTATTTACGGAACTCGTATATTCGCAGCAAATAAAATCTTCTATGGGAACAAAGATAAGATTTTTACATATAATGAAATCAAATTTCGATAAGATTCTTACCGAAAGATATATTCCACGTAATATTCAGACCAAGAAAGATGAGCTAGGATGTGTAAAACTTCCAGCCGGATCACTTATATGTCCAGTTGATTTTAAGCCTGTTACCAATAAGGAAGGCAAGAAAGTGACAGCCATAAAATATTCATTGAAACATGAGGAGTATCATGGATCGGGAATCCAGATCAGCGATGAATGTAAGATGGCAATGATATATCTTATTATCATAAACGTATCCAAACATGTGTTTCTAAGAAAAAGGATGCAAGATGGAAACAGAGATCAGATAGAGATTAACACCAATGATTTTATTGATATCCTATCGGATGGATGCGCTTATTTCTGCTACCGACATGTATTAAGGGATTCTCATGAGGATATGAACTACCAGCTTATAAGCTTAAAGGCTTGGGCTGAAGGAGAGATTATGATAGCTTTATCGGATATCATAAAATACAAGCATAAGGCTAGTAAGACCCCAAGGATAAAGGATATGTTTGTAAAGAAAGGAGAATCTGTATATACCTGCCTTGATAAAAATCTTGATTCGAATACCAGAAGAAGGATGGCTAACAAAAGTCGTAAATTAAATAGAGTCAAGATGTTATCAAAAATAATATTCTCAGCTAGAAACAGAAATATAAATAAGATATATAAGGTAACTAAAAAAAGAACTATCAAATTCAATGTGTCATATCTTATGGATAGATTGAATATAAAGTTATCAAAAGAAGGTATGATGCTAATATCCCAAAGAACGGTATATCGGATGATAAAAGAAGTTCTTAGTATGTGCTGTAAGACTATATCCGATTTATATGATGAGGTAAAGAAAAACAATGGAATAGTCAATACCAAAGACAGGAAAAACGTAACTATCGGACACCTAAGACTATCATACAGAGGAACGATAATGCATATAATTATCGCCGAATATTTTATAAAAGACGTTTTCTTAGTGGTAAAAGGGGTTGAGATGAGTAAGGCTGGATGATTTGAGTATCAGATACAAAATTTAATATTTATATATTATTTACATTTATTTCAATTAGTTAATTATAACTATTCGTATCTTTGTACCATAAACTTAAAAAGATATGGTAAAAGAGGATTTTAGAAATGAAAACGACCTCCTTCGTCATATTATGACGGTGGATAAAAACGTGGAGCAGGGTCGTGCCTTGAAGAAGATTTTCACCACTAGGGAGAATCTGTTCATTACCGGTAGAGCTGGTAGTGGTAAAAGTACGTTCATGAGACGTATCGTAAAGTTCTTGGGTAAGTGCGTTATCATAGCACCGACTGGAGTAGCGGCGTTGAATGCCGGTGGACAGACCATTCATTCGTTCTTCTCTATAAAGAACGATCCTTACATTCCTTCTATCGAGAGAGGTATGTTGTCGAATAAGGTGGATGTAAGTCCGTTTATGAAGAAGAAGATCAAGAATCTTGATACTATTGTCATTGACGAGATCAGTATGGTAAGACCTGATTTGCTTGATGAGGTGGCTGACATACTTAGACAATGCAGGCGTAGCAAGGAGCCTTTCGGTGGCGTTAGGTTGATTATGTTTGGAGATCTATCACAACTACCTCCTGTGGTGACGGCGGATGATTTTATCGACAGATATTATGAGAGCCGGTTCTTTTTCTCATCAAAGGCATTAAGAGCCTCAGGATTCTCGGTCATTACATTCGAGAACGTATTCCGTCAAAAAGATCCTCAGCTTCTTTCCGTGCTTGAGGATATAAGATGTGGGGTTATTACCGATGAGTCAAGACAGATATTGGATAGTAGGGTCAAGTATCCGGACAATATGGATAATACTATAATTATATGCTCAACTAACAAAGAGGCTTATGAGATAAATAAGACTAATCTTGATAAGATCAATAATAAGGTATTTAAGTTCGATGCTACCGTATTCGGGGAGAAACCTGTAGCGCCCTGCGAGGATGAGCTTATAGTAAAGGTAGGAGCTAAGGTCATAATAACCAGAAACGGCAACGGGTATGTCAATGGCTCGATGGGTATCATAACCAGCATAGATACTGTTGATGAGACGATATATGTTCATCTAGATAACGATACTGAGGTGGAGATAACCAAAGAGAAGTGGGAGAAGATGAAGTACAAGCAGGTAGATGATTCCCTTGAAGGCATTTCTTGCGGCTATATAATACAATATCCATTGAGGTTAGGATACGCCATAACTGTCCATAAGTCCCAGGGAATGACTTTAGATAATATATTTGTAGACATCAGCAGAGCCTTCGAGATAGGGCAGATATATACCGCTCTTTCAAGATGTAGGTCTATAGACGGTCTTTATCTAAAATCAGTGCCTAAGGAAGATATGGTACTGCTAAGCGATAAGATATCTGACTTTATAGAGAAGGTGGATGAGAATGAGGGTGTATTGAATCCGGAAAAGATATCTGATATCGGGAAGGATATGATCAAGAAACAACAGGATTTGTTTAATTTCGATGAATACGGATTATAATGGCTAAGAAAGAACTTTTTTCAGACGTAGATGAGTTAGTATCATCTTTAAATAAAGAGCTTGGAGAAGGCTCGATAATGAACTTTGGCGATGATAAGCCTATAATATCCATACCAAGGGAAAGCACTGGATCGCTGGTGGTGGATAAGGCCCTCGGCGGAGGATGGGCGGTAGGCCGGATTCATGAGCTGGTCGGGATGGAATCTTGTGGCAAGACCATGATGTGTACGTTAAGTATGATCGAGTTCCAGAAAAAACATCCAGATAAGCTGGTAGCTATAATAGACGTGGAGAATGCTTTTGATATTGAGTACGCTAGGAAAATGGGATTGGATATAAACCGGTTTTTGATCTCCCAACCAAGCTACGGGGAGCTGGCTATTGACATCACAGCCAAGTTAGTCGAATCCGGGAAGGTCGGATTTATTGTCGTAGATTCTGTAGCCAATCTGGTACCGAAGAAGGAGATAGAGGGCGATATGGAAGACAGCAACATGGGATTGCAAGCTCGATTGATGTCAAAGGCTATGAGAGTTCTTACAGGGATCGTAAACAAAAGCGACTGTGTTCTGGTATTCATCAACCAATATCGGGAGAAGATCGGTGTTATATACGGCGATCCTAAGGTAACGACCGGAGGTAACGCCCTTAAGTTCTATGCCTCTATCCGTATGGAGATGGCGAGAAAGAAGGTTATATTAGGTGAGGACGGATCTTCAGTAGGTCATGAGGTCAGGATAAAGGTGCTGAAGAATAAGACCGCCGTACCGTTCCAGATAGCCGAGACAGCCTTATATTATGGAGTTGGGTTTGACAAGGAACTTGAACTTTTGAAGTTATGCGAGGAAACCGGTATCTTTACCCGTAAAGGATCATGGTACTGGTACGGGGATGTCCGGGTAGGAAATGGGGTGGATAATACGTTAAGTATCATGAGAGATAATCAAGAATTGTGTCAAGAGTTAAGAACTAAATTGAATTTGTAATCATGGCAATAGGAGTAAAATTTGTAGACGTAATACCATCCAGCGTAGAGAACGCTGTCGAGGTTAAGAAGGGGGATGTAAAGAACTATCTGTTCGTAGGTATTCCCATGAGTGAATTTATCGGGAAGAGATATGAGTATGAGGGATTCATATACATGTGCCTACAGGGTGTCACCGGTGGTACGGAACTTGGCGGCGATATAGCCATAGCCGTATTAAGACCGGTTCGACCAGCGACAGGACAGGCTTCTTATCATTTGGTATCGTATACGCCTCTCACATATACGAGATCTGATGTAGCGATATTACTTAGAAATGGCGATTTTAAGGTTGTTAAACGAGACGATTGTAATCTTATCTAATATGGGAACATATATCTCGATAAAATCAACGGTAAACGCATTCAGGTACGGTATTGATCCTATACCTGAATGGTTCGATAAGATATCTAACAAGACCGATGAGGTTGATGTTATGGTTGAAGGGAATAAGGTAAAGGCATTGGATATAAGGCTAGAAAATGGCATTCTACGGGCTTTTTACGGTTATTATATAGGTCTGTATCCAGATAACTCTATACAGGTGTTTAGACCGGAGGATTTTCACTCATTATATACCTTAAGAATATGAATGTAGCGATAGGGATAGATCCGGGTATAGATACCGGAGGATTGGCGATGATCCCGGAGAACGGGGAGATTAAGGTAATTATGACTCCAAGGATATCTGCTAAGGGGGATATAGATCTTAGGGCCATATCAAGTTTCTTCCTTGACGCAGCGGATAAAATCCAAGAAGAAGGCGGAGGAATGCTGGCGATCGCCGTCGAGGACGTCCATAGCATCCACAACAGCTCGGCAGCCAGCAACTTCACCTTTGGCGGGAGACGTCGGGAACCAAATGCGCTTTTTGCGATGATGGTGGAGATGATGGAACGATACGGATCGCACCCTGATGTCAGGTTCATGTTCGAGGAGGTGCAACCAAAGACCTGGCAGAAGGAGCTTCATACGACAGCCGATCGGGTGTATACGGCGGCGAAGTTAGACACGAAGGCTACCTCCATCCGATGCGCCATCCGCCTTTTCCCTTTGGTCTCTTTCGTGAAACCATGGTCAGGGAAAGGAGTACAGCCAACTAAGATACAAGACGGAATGTGTGACGCTATACTTATAGCCGAATATATTAGACGTAAGTTTAAGTTATTTTAATACTATTAAGCGTTTATTGTATTTGAATTAATATAATTATGATTACATTTGCAATGTCATGTAAAGTTGTTTTTTATGTTACTAAAGTGCTTGTCGAAATCATTAAATGAGAAGTTGAGTAAATTAGAGTTGGTTGTTAAAAACGCCGGATCTAATTCACTCTATAAGAATATTAAGATAGATATCATCAATAGTCTAGCTTATATTACTTCCGTAAACGCCAAGGTATGTGTTATAGAGAGGCTGGAAGTGGAGTCTGATTCTAACTTCTCTTTCTTGGTAGAGGCAAGCTCTTTCATAAGGTTTGTAAAAAAACAGAAGAATGGTGAGATTAAGATCGTGCTTTCCGATAAGAAGGACAGTATTACCATATACTACGCTTCTGGCGAGTATAGTTGTCCGGCATTTGACGTAAATACCTTCCCTGTGGTATATAAGATTCCTGATGGAGGTATTAATGTTAAGATGAATGATTATGTATCGGTCCTTAACAAAGCCAGTAATTATACGGAGATCAACGAGCTTTATCCTTGCATAGAGAATGTGGTCATTGATATTGATGAGATTAATATTAATATAGTAAGTACTGACAGGAATACTATTTACAGGTATTTTATTCCTAATCAGGATAAGGTAGAGAAGGTATTTATCCCAGTATCAAACTCCTCCTCTTTATTACTTGATAAGCATATAAGTAAGTCATTAGATACGTTGTCTATCAAAGTAGATGATACTAGGACTTACTTCTCTACCCCTGATATGGATATGTATGAGATCCACTTTGACGGTAATTATCCTAACTGGAGGTTTGTGGACGAGCATTTTGTCAAAACAAGTACCTATGTCTTTGATAAGGATCTACTCGTCCAGGCCCTCCAGAATAATATCAAGGTAAATGAGTTCGATCATTGTAAGTTGATATTTACGGATAAAGGGTGTGGTATTATGTCAGAGAACCCTATGTCGGGGAGATCTTGTAAGGAACGACTTACGGCTTTATCGCATAACGGTAATGATATTATATGTGATGTGCTATGTGGTAGGTATCTTGGTATCGTAAAAAGCATATCCTGTAATAGGATCGTTGTCGAACATGATCATAAATCTCATTTCAACAAGATTTATGGGGAGGATAATAAGAACGAGTATTTCTTGTCATCATCAATTATTGTTTAATTTTTAAATATATATAATATGGGAGTTCGTGAAAATTCGCTAGGATCTAATAATCACTACTTTAAGATAAGTGGTGGTGGAGTTCTTTATCAATCATCCAAGGAGCCTAAAGAAGGTTATGAGGAACATGTGAATGATAAGACCGGGGCTGTATCTTATTGGAAAGTATTTTGGAATGGTATAGAGGGATATTTATCAGATATTGAGATAAGGGAGGTTGACTATAACGGGGCAAAAACTAAATACGTAGCTATAAAAATAAGCGATGATGAAGGGAACTATATTATAAATGTTCCTTTGATGACTCAAAAGGGAGGTATTAATAATTATGTTAAGTCATTGGTGAGATACTTGCCTAATATTGATCTAAAGCGTAAGGTGGTAATCAATCCAGCTCACGCTAGAAAAGGAGATAAATATGCCCCAGGTAATTTTTTTATCTCATATGCTAGGGAAACTCCTGATGGAAGGGATGAGCTTATACAGCAATATTATAAGAATGGTCAGAATGGATGGCCTGACAGAGTTGAGAGTACTGATATAATGGGGAATAAGAAGTTTGATTATACTGCCCAAGATGCTTTCGCCTATCAGTTACTTAATAAATACATTCAAAGCATTAAGACAGATGGGGTGAAACCCGCTCAGTCGGCAAGCCAAAACAACGTTGGTGAGGCTACAACGCAAACGCCCCCACCGTCATATCAGCCGCAAGCCCAGCCGCAGACGCCTCCTCCATCATACCAGCAGGCTCCGCCTCAGACAGCCCAAGCTCCTTCTTTTGGAGGTCAGCAACAACCTCCTCAATATCCTCCTTTTGGAGACGATAGTGACCTACCTTTTTGATTAACTAATTGAAAATGAATAATTTAATGGAAAGTAATTTTAATATATCTACTAAAGTGAACCGTGTCTCGATGCCTACCCAAAATAAGGTAGATACGGTTATGAAGAACTTAGGGCATCGACCTTGTGTAGCGTATTCTGAGGAAAAGAATATGTATTATAAGGATGGAGAATGGGTAGCGTCAGATCTTGACGCTACTATCTTACCTCTTAGGGAGATGTTCGAAAAGACATCTGATTTGAAGTTAGGATTGAAGATCGTTTATTTAATAATAAAATTATAGTATGGCTACGATTGAAGATATCAAAAAACTTCTGGAGAGTAAGTCATTTACATCAGCCAGAGATCTTGAAGAATTTGAGGAAAAACCGGATGATAAGCTTGATGAGGTTCACATGAATTGCGATCCAATGGTAGGGATAGTTGAGAAAGATGGTAAAATTTTTCTCAACTCTTTAAAATTCTCTAAGGCATGGAACTCATTGGGGAAGGATATTCCTATCAAGCAAGGTAATGCCTTCCCGTTGGGGCAGGGTGATGTTCTTGATATAGATACAGGTGTATCGGCGTCGTTACCGGATGATACTGTCGGGATGGTTGTGATGCTCCCATCGTTCACCAACGATACAGGCCTCACTTTGGTAGGATCACCGTTCGTTTTCTCTAATAACGAGAATATTACGATCAGAGTCACTAATGTCCGTAAGGATATAGCTATAGTCGAGAAAGATAAGCATATAGCTGAGTTAATTATAGTCGGCAAGATAAAGGCCGATATTCGTAGAACTTATAAAAGTGTTGAGGATGTTCGGATTGAAGATAGTAAAGAGTAGTTATATAGATACTCTAAAACAGGATCTTGATGAAGCTATTAGCTATTCAAGTAGATTAAAAAGAAATTATGAGGATGCTCGTAGTAAGATAACGGAATTGGAGGAAAAAGAAAGATATCTTAATACTCTTATTGATTCTCTTAATAAGGATATAGAATCCAAGGATTCTCATATCGTTAAGATGGGGAATGAGCTTAGTAAATCAAGAGAGTTATATAATGAGTCGGTAAAAGAGAAAGAGACTCTTAAACGGGCTTATATGGATATCGAGAAGAAACATAAACTATCATCCAAATTACTAAGCGAAGCCAGAAGAAGATACATTGAACTTGAGGATCAGATCAAGATCATGTCCGATCGTATCAAGTATCTGGAGAATCATATTGATCCAGAGGCTTTAGATAACGATGTTTCTGATGAGGTTGTTGTTGATGAGGATAAGATGGATCCTAATTCCGGTCATATCGATATACCTGAAAATAATATCTCTGAGGTTACTAGCGTCGATGCCGGCAATGACGTAAATGTCGAGAATAAAACTGAGGAGAAGAAGAAATCTAAGAAACGTAAAAAAGCCAAGAAAAATGAATAAGATCTTGTTTTTCTTATTAACGTTATTTACCTTAGCGGCTGTCGGATGCAGTACGTCAAGAACCTACTATACGGAGTACGATACTACTGATATATCTTATGTGGTGGATTCCATAGTATCTTCCGGAACCGTGATGGGCCAATGGAAGGAGTGGCGGTTTACGCTGGACGACGGCCGGGTCGATAACTTTGGCTTTACCGCCCTGTACGACGCCAAGGGAAAGGCTAGGGGGTCTATACAGGTAAGGCAAAGATCCGATACGTTTAATATTAAGATAATTGATTATCATAAAAAAGATAAAAAATGAGTTACGGACTAGGTTACATACCATCACCAGCGGATGATAGGGACGCTATCATGAATATGCAACATGAGGCTGTTCCTGATGAGTATAAGATCAATAACGTTGATAGCGTGGTAGATCAAGGTTCTTCCCCTATTTGCGCAGCCGTAAGCCTGGCTGAGATACTTAACTGGAGAAAAGCTATAAAGGATATCAAAAGACCAGCTAAAATCTCTCCTTACGATATATATGATCTGAGAGAGGATAAGGGCCAGGACGGGATGGTTCTTCGTGACGCTATCAAGTCTATCAAGAACGTAGGCGTAGATGGGGAGAAAATAAACAGTTACGCTAGGATCATAGATCCGGTATCGGCTAAGGTGGCGTTGATGCTGAATGGTCCTCTGGTTATAGGTCTGTATTGCTATAATTATGGGAATCGATTCTGGCAAGGCCAAGGACAGAACTTGGGAGGCCATGCCGTTATCCTCACCGGATGGGACAAGGCCGGCTTCATCCTACAGAACAGTTGGGGGACGGGATGGGGTAGGTCTGGTGTAGAGACGTTCCCGTTCGATGATTGGTGCTATATGCTAGAATGTTGGACAATAGTTTCATAACTTTACTATATAAACTTCGAGAAATTCCGTCCCACATCCTCTTGTGAAAGACGATGTGGTGCATTTAGGACCCGTAGATCAATTGGTGAGATCATCTGGCTCATAACCAGCAGGTTGTCGGTTCAAGTCCGGTCGGGTCCACAGTTGGATTAATAGAGTTTGTCATTAGATTTAGAGTTTAGATTTTGTTTGATACCCTTGTTCGTGAGGATAGGGGTATATGGATCCGAGGATTATTGGATGATCGCCATAATATTGGAGATGCTGGTTCGATTCCAGCCGGATTCGCTAAAATATTGTTTTAATATGGATATTTGAATAAAGGGGAGTTAATTTAACGGATAGAATTTACGATTCCTAATCGTAGCGTGGATAAGGGTTCGATTCCCCCACTCCCCACATGGTGTTTTATTAAACATATTCTCGTAGGTCGGTGATTAACGATAACCGGTAGACAGCCTACGGGAATCAACAAAATCTTACGTGCTTAAGATCGCTTTCAGTTCTATTTTTCGTGTGTATCTATAGGAGGGTAGCACGACCCTCCTTTTTATAATAACTATTTGGGATGGATATTAATCAGATAAAAAAGTACCTGCCATCAGGATGGGATGTGGTTGATCTAATAGATCACGGCATAATCGATCTTGATATCATGAATGAAAAGATGATGGGTGAGTATGTGGCTGTGTTGATGATAAAGTCTTATGATAAGATTACTGAATCGCATAACTTAACCACTTTCTCATTCCATGATAAGGATATAAGCGGATTACGGAGATTGGTATCGAACGCTATAATGGCGGTTGGGTTAAGGAATAATCCTCTGACAGGAGATGGGAACACGGCAATCAAATAAAGGTATTGAATACACTGAAAGAGGGATATTGGATATCCTTAACAGACAGTTCTTGGTATCGCCTAAATGGGTGATAAATAACCTGTATGTATATAACTGGGAGTCCGATTATCTGGCTATAACCAGATCTATGTACGCTTATGAGGTTGAGGTAAAGATCTCGTTGGCTGACTATAACAAGGATTTCGAGAAACAGGAAAAGCACCAAGTAATGCAAGGCTGGTTCGAGGCTCGAAGGCAAGCCCTATACGAGACCGGGGACTGGGTCAGGTACGGCCGGCCCAACTACTTCTACTACTGCGTACCGGATGGGTTGGTTGATCCTAAGGACATACCTCCGTACGCCGGGCTTGCTTATGTTTGTGGCAGGAATTTGAGAAAGGTCAAGGACGCCCCTATCCTGCACCGTGATAAATTTGATCCGGAAGCCTATAAGATGGCTGACAAATTCTACTATAATTGGTGGAATGAGAGACGTAAGGCTAGACAGATAGAGGGGAAGGATATGAAAGACGAGTTCAGGAAAAGCATGAAAAAGGTGAGGGAGAAGATAACCGTCGATGCCAAGATAAAGGCGATGGAGGCGTTCTGGAGCGTCTGCGATTATGCCTACTGGCCGTACGGGGGAAGAGGGGTGTCCGGAATGAGACCCAACTGTTCCGCTTGTGGTGAGGAATGTAAATTACAATGCCCGAAGGGGAAAGAGTTTAAAAACAAGATAAAATGAGTAAGATTAAAGATTTATTGGCAAGAGCCATTTCATTGGCATCAGAGCAACCTATGAGCTACAAAGAGGTAATTGAGTTACTTGATGGTATAGATACGTGTAAGGTCAAGATATGGCTGGAAGAAGGGGCTAAGCTGCCTGAATATGCTCATAAAGAGGATGCTTGCATGGATTTGTTCGTTAAGGATATAGAACTTGACGGTGGTAGGATTATATATCATACCGGTGTACATGTAGCATTGCCGAAGGATTATGAGATGGAAATCCGTCCACGTAGTGGTTTTACTAATAGCGAGCTAATTATGCAAAACGCCCCTGCTACTATTGATGAAGGATATAGTGGTGAGATTATGATAGTTCACAGAAAAATGGATAGGCATAGTCCTTATTATTGTAATGTCGGTGGTAAGGTAGCTCAACTTCTTATTCGTAGACGGGAACGTATCGTATGGGAAGAGGTAGAGTCATTAGAGGATCTTGGAAAATCTGATAGAGGTGACAATGGATTTGGTAGTACAGATAAGATAAATAACGAATGATATGGGAAATAAAAATACATCATCCACTACTAATGAAGGCTTGAAAGAAATTGACAAACAAACAAATCCTGTTATGTATGGATGGAGATGCCCTGTATGCGGGAGGGTGTATTCAACTTTTACATCTATGTGCGTTTATTGCGGAAAAAATAATAACGTTAATCGTATTATATGTAAATCGATATGAGCGGGAGAATTAAGATAAAGCCTAAGAATAAGGATAAGAAACCTAAGATCGATGTATTTAAGGTGATAGAAGACAGGTTTAAGAACATGAACGAGCTTCGGGATATGATCGACATGGATCCAAAGAAAGGGCTGGTCAGGATCAGGGACGGGGCCGGCTTTAGGGAGGTGGAGCGGGGCGGATGCCTGCACCAGAACTACCTTAACCTGTTGGAGGAGGAGCTGGGAGCTAAACTATCAATAGATCTGATTGATAAGTATGTTAAAAGAAAATAGCACATCAACTACCCTAGTAATTACCTAGGGTAGGTTCGTTTTATATACCGAAGTATCTACCACGATCTGGCTATCCATATCCCCAATCAACTCAATGATCTCATCTCTTATATCGTAAGAAAGCAAGATAGGTATTATGGTTAGCATAAAAGATAGTATGATTAAATAATTACAAAATCGATAGTAATTCATTGTAAAATCATAGAATTATTTGTATATTTGATATATTAAATGAATTGATAATGAGTCTAATAAGATGTTCATATAAATATCGTATGTATCCGAACAAAACACAAGAAGAACTTCTTGCAAAAACATTCGGATGTGTTCGTGTTATATGGAATGCTTGTGTTGACTCATTTAACTCATACGATAAAGAAACAAACCCTAATCCGAAATTCCCGACAAAGTCGGATCTTGTTATTGAAAAACCTTGGTTAAATGAAGTATCGGCAGCTACCTTACAGCAGAAGCAACGGGACTTTATCGAGTTCTCCAGACAGTACTTCAATAATAACAGGAAAGAGAAATTCGGTAGACCGAATTATAAAAATAAACATGACAACCAGTCGTTTAGGTTGCCATTCCCGAAGTTTAAAATAGCTGACAATAAGATCCGTATCGAAAAGATCGGATGGGTTAAGATTGTTATTGATCGTAAAATCCCGGATAACGCTTGTTTTATCTCCTGTACCGTTTCAAAGAACCGTGCTGGTCAATACTTCGTATCAGTTCTTGTAGAAACAGAACAGTGCTACAAACAGAAAACCGGCAAAACAGTCAGAGTTGATCTTGGGGTAAAAACATTGGCTACATTGTCTGACGGAATATCTATTGAAAATCCTCATTTTCTTCGCGATAACCAAGCGAAGTTAAAAAGGATGCAACGGCATTTATCGAGAAAGAAATTAGGAAGTAATCGAAGAAACAAATGCAGGCTAAAAGTATCAAGACTTCATTGTGATATAGCCAACAAGCGTTCATGGTACATGCATAATTTGACCATGATGTTGGTAAATAATTACGATGTTATCTGCATTGAAGATCTAAATGTTTCCGGTATGCTACAGAGCCACAAACTTGCCGGTTCTGTATCTGATGCTTCTTTCTCGATGTTCCGTAACCAGCTTGAATACAAGTGTAGGTGGTATGGTAAAGAACTGATTGTTATAGATCGTTTTTACCCATCATCAAAAACATGTTCAAGATGTGGTTGGAAGAATAAAGATCTGAAATTATCGGATCGAACATTTGTTTGTAAAGATTGTGGCTTGGAGATCGACAGGGATCTCAACGCCGCAATAAATATACAAGCCGTAGGAGTTGATGCGGCTATACGGACGCAGAGCAGCCGGGCTGCCGGCTGTGTTGAAGCGTCTAAAATGGAGTAGGATATCTTAGTTATTTCTATGATTTTCTATAAAATTTACAACTATGGTTTATTATCCTGCTGATATGACGGATGCTTAATCCAGTCCTGTCCTTTATCTTGCCATATACGTAGTTCCTTGACACGACAGTAGCCAAATCACCTAGCTCGTCCAGTATCTCGTCATACATCCTATGGATCTCGTTGTTGCGGATAACCGTACTGTCCCTTACATGTATCTTCTCGATATCGTCATCGCAGAAGAAGATCTTGATTTTATGTAGTGTGTCTCTAAACATGATTGTAGTTTTGTTCCAAAGATATGAATTTTTGATATCCGGTCAAAGACAATACATGGAGAAGCCAAAAAGAACGGGGGGGGCGGTGGTAGGGCGGGGGAGGCCCGGAAGGACGAGGCCTACCTCCTTCCCTTGGGATTACACTATCCTTACCGTTACTCGATAGTTACCATGAGAACTTTTCCCATAGGCATAAGATTCACATCCCGAACAAAGATCAGTTACTATACAATTATCGTTTAATACATAATCACCATCCCAACTTACATAACTTTCATCTAAAACCTGAGTATGTAATTCAGATCTGTAAGTGAAATTAATGATCTTCCCAGGATCTTCTATCACCGTTACAGGAACAAAATTAGTTATCCTATTCCCGTATATCACCTTATTAGCCAACTCGCAATGCATACCCGAATTATATTGATACGTAAGGGTTCCCTCTATAATACCTCCACTTATGCCCAAAATAATATTGTACTCATTTTTCGGATTTAGATATGATATCTGGCCACTTATGCTTATAGTTTTTATCTTCTTATCGCGATATATATCAAGATAAGATCCGTTAAAACCAGATTGATATGGCTTCCCATCAATATATATATCTACAAAGCCAAGACACATATTCTTGTTTATATTAACACGGTAGTGGATCTTACCGGGAGAAGAAGTCCTGCGCCTAAACATACCCCCTCCTTATCTGAGGGGTCTTAAATACCCACCCCCCCCTATACATTCAACTTCTTTACTCATAATATGTTATGTTTTAATTATATCGCAAATATAATAAAATTAATGAGAAGGTCGTGAGGGGACGATGGATGGATTTGATGGGGATATGGGGATATGAGGGATATGTTGGGCTTCGCATCACATGTAGAGGTATGCGGGATTGCGGGGATATGCGGGATATGCGGGACGGACCACCTCCTCGAAATCACCCCGGCCGGGCTGCCGTTTTTGGGGGCCGCCCCCCCCAATCCAAGAAGGGCGGAAAATGGGAACGGAAAACAACCAGCGATCCAAAAAAAGAATGCTTATTTTTGATTTAACTTGTTGTTTATCAATAATATAAACCAATATTTTAATATATATTTACATTTGATTAGTTTTATTATATATAATCGTTGAATTTTTATTGTAAAATATTTGTTTGACAATAAAACATGTATTATATTTGCAATGTGAGATAACAATATTAACAAACTGGCGTACCAGAAGCCAATATAAATCCCAAAGGTATGGGTAAAATCTAATGACAAATAAAGAGTTAACTAAAGTACAAAGCGAGGTAAAGAAAGCAAGTGAAAAAACGTTAACTGGTGCTGTCAAAGCATGGTGTAACCTATTTAAGTCCGGAAAAGAGATCAACGAAATATTGAAGGATAACGATATTAAAGTAGATAAAGCTATTGTACCTGCTTTAGTTGCTTTGGCAAAGGATAAGGAGGTGGTGATACAATTGTGCAAGGAAATATTACCACGTGTAAATGATACCTTTTGCGCATACAAGGAGGTGGAAAGGGAATACTACGACAAGCAAGATCAGGCAAACAACAGTAGGTTGCCATTGGATAAGGTAAACAGTATAGCCGTATTAGGTAATACACATAAACGCTTTGGGTATTGCGATCCTGTAGCATACAGCGACACAGATAGCGTACCCTACTATGAGGTGTTTAATGGATCGGATAAACGTATTGTCAAAGTAGCTATACCTATCAAGCGATACACATATAATTTGATCGCCAAATGTATCACTTACTACCTAACACACCCTAAAAATGATAGATAATTAGGCGGGCTATAATAGCCCGTCACGGTTGCATGCTATTGCGTCCCCGTCGCGCAACTGGACTCAGACTAAAATAGCGAGTTATTTAACATATTGCAATAAGGATATACATGTTGGTAGGGTATCGATAGCATGTATAGATAGATCGCCGCTTAACAATGTGATTTGGGTGCGTTGCCAGTCCGGAGACGTACCGTTATCCTTTTGGCCTTATTGTAAGTCGGGTTAGTACGTTAAGGTCTCCTTAATAGGCCGTATTATAATACGGGGTACATTGGTGTATATATGCATGTATAGGGCATATGGTGATATGCTGTTAGAGTAGCACATATCAAGTGTATAACGGTGTTATTTCCGTGCTAATGTATCAATACGATATATGTTAGGGTTGCTTAAATACCTAACATGTGTACGGATAGCAAATAACAACCCTTACAAGGGTATTCTGTTCGGTTAAATTGACGGACTCAATACGCCTTGTCGGTACGTATCACGGGTGACGTATGTACGTATTTGGCTTCGTTCGTTCGGGGCAAAGGGACAAAACCAAAGGGAATAGGGCGGGTGTGGTGTGCCCGGCTGGCTGTATTGATAACGGCGGCTTTGTGCCTTCATAGCCTTGCCGTATTCTTATTGGTGTAATTAAATGAATATATTATGTACAAAAAGAAATTCGATAATTTGAATAGGAAACTATCTATTCAAAAAGAAAAGGCTTTAGAGGCTGTAAGAAAGTCTCAAATTGAGTTTTATATTGAGCTTACCAAAGATCTATACAAGTCTAATAAATTAGATTGTAGTAGAGATTCTGATAAATGTAGGCGCAAACGTGTTATTTATATGGCAAACAAATTGCGACAATAGATCGTTTGTTTTTATTTGATTTTAAAGTTTGTGCCCTTCTGTACTGTAGTGATATAGGATGGAAGGGCTTTTTTGTGCCTATATTTTACAAAGTGATAGTATATGTATATGTTTTGCTTACATATAAAAGTGTTGAGGCGGTAAATTTTAAGCCTTGATCGAAAATGTGTAAGTAAAATGCTTTATTTAGCATTATTTTGTATACATATATATCCATGCGGACGGGTATATTGTGCCCTTATGTATGGTTTTGCGCTTGAATCGATCCTAAAAGGTATATAATAGGCGGTACTTATTGTATATTTTTTATCTATATCTAGGCTTGTCTTTCCTTAGAGGTAGCTCTAGGGGTTGATATATATTATTTTATTGATACTCAATTAATTGTATTATTTGCGTTCAATTTTAAAATCGTGGTTACTTATTGTATATTTTTATGGGTGTATTTATATATTTGGTGCTTACCTTGTTTTGTGGGTATATGGCGTTTGAGTTGGGGCGGTATGTTATAGCTACGGGCGACGCTCTGCCTATAATCATAGTTTCTTTATTGGTTTTATTATCAATACATTGTATTAGGCAAGTATATAAGGCAATCAAGAACAAAGACCTCGATATCCTAGACTGAATCAGCGTTCCACGTGGAACAAAGTAGCGGAAGGTCTAGGCTTTCGTGGGAATTTCGAGGGAGGTTTTGGATTTGCGTGATGGGACACCTCCAAACAAGGAAAAACCTTTCCAAACAAGAAAAAACACCACCAAACAAGAAAACCGCCTTTCAAGCAAGAAAAATACCTTCCAAAACAAGAAGAACACCTTTCGAGCAAGGGAAACGCCTTTCAAGCAAGGGGTATCTTCCAATCAAATGTAGTTTACAAGTGGTAGGAGTTTTCCGTCAAGGCAAGGCAGTTGTGAGTGATGGTGGGTATGGTGTTATTGGTGGTGGATATTGTTTATTAGTATGGGGTGATGCGGAGGGAACCAAGGGAAACGGGAGGCGGCGATGGCGTGGGGTAGGTCCCGCTGGTCGTCCGTCCCTGTTCCCCTTTGGCGTTAGTGTAATATTAAAAATCGGATAGTGATATGACGAAAGAAGAAGCAAGAAACGTATTTGGCGGTAGTATAGTAAATAATCTGCTGTCGCTGGGGGCTGAGCCTACCAACGTGGTAAGGCAAGACGGGTTGATAGAATGGAAAAGTGATGGATATATAGAGGTAGGAGGCGTACAGGTATGGGCCTACTATTACTTTGAGGATGGCGAGGACGTTGATAGATGTGATTGGGCGGATCATATGGAGATAGAGATAGAGGAATGTTGGATTTAAAATCGGTTGATATGAGATTCATGTATTTAATGGAGCTTAGTGGAAAGGATATATACGTAGGCGACAAGAAGTGCAAGAGAGTAAAAATATATGTAGGCAGGCCGTTGAGGGATACGCCTAAAACCTATAAACGAATAGGCGGATTTGTAGCAAAAGAACTATCCAACGCTTATAACAGCGGTTGTGTTTCCATCTATGAAGCAAAGGATAAAACGCTCAGATATTCGGTTTATCGAGACGGTTGTTTCTATCCTTATTACGGGAAATTAGAGGTGGCAGAATAACACCAAGGGGAACGGGCGGCGGTGTCACGGCGTGGTAGGCTGCGGGTGTCGGCTGCCGTTCTTTCCTTTGGCGTGGTAATAGGTGATTATATACCATTTTACACCAAAAAAATGAGAAATGATATGCATTTGTACGAAAATCCGTACTGGGTATCACCAATACCCTCTACCGGTTGCTCAAAAGTGAGATCGCCGGATTCTTTTACTAAACAAAACGTTTTTGATTTTACTTACCCAACGAATATTTTTTAGGGTAAAACCTTATATCAAAGACCTCTTTTGCTCAACCGTCTTGTCCGAAACAAGGGACTATATGATTCGATTGAGTGAGACAAAATTAGAAAAGAAGAATGTGAAATTAAATAACATGTGTATGTTTTACAACATATATGGTGTAAAATAGTATATAATAACCAATACTAATAACATGGACGAGATTATAAAATTACAAGATGAGATACTATCTTATCTTCGTAATAATATTACAAAGGACGAGGCGTATTATATCCTTACGACTGATAAGGATATGATAGAGGTTCTTATATCAGATAAGAAGGACGGAAGCAAACGTATCAAGATCCTTGATATGGAATATACTATCGAGAAGGATGATATGTTATTGCTATTCGATACTGATGGGGTAATAGACGAATGTCTTTTGGTTGCCAGCTATATAGGGGTAAATATGTATTTTCGCAGGCAAGATGTCAACGCTATTTTGTATAACATCAATAGAGAGAAAGTTATGAAATATCCTTACATAGCTATTCAGTTAGATAATATACAGACTATAGAAAAGCGTAGGGTTGTTTTTGAGATCACCGGGCATAGGATGGATGATAACAAAGAGAGAATAGATTTTATGTTTATTTATTTTATGGCAAGATTATGCGTATAAGAAGAACTGTAAAGGAAAGGGATATTATGAAGGTATGGGTATTCGGGTACGATCGGAAACTTATAAAATCGGCGGCGGATTCCGGGTTCAGAAACATGTCGGAGGTATTATCTTACGCTAATTGTATGGCAGGAGATAAGCCTGTAGATCATATTAGGGTCTCGAATGAGAATCGTGGCTGGTGTGGATCGTATACTATATATGGTAGGGAGATAGATTAGTTTGATCGTGAACAACAAAGGAGGTGCGTATGAATAATGTTATAACAAACGCCAATGGCGTGAAGGTAAAAGTAAGGGTGTATGATATTGGCGATGGGGAGATAGATAGATACACGATAATATGTGTAAGTGATAAGGGTAAAGATAGTAGTGGGTTGGTATATTATCCTGTGTTTGCATGCAGCGAAAATCCATTTCATCCACAAGGAATAGGAATATATGTTGGTGATTATTATCCATATAGGAGACATTCATACGATTTCGGTAAAAGAGTTAAGGATCTAGCATCCTTGCCAAAAGAGGTGATTAAGTACATAAAAATAATAACGACATGAACGAAATAGTTTACAACAATTACGATTTGGTTGCTTTCGAGCAGAATGGAGAAGTGGTAGTAGCCGTAACATTCTACAGGTATTACAAGAAGAAAGCTAAGGGCGAGGTTAATTATAGATGGAGAACCAGATGCCCGGAGTTGGTGGATAAGATCGTAAAACACCGTACCAAGGTATTTACCGGTCAACTTATCCAGTTAGCGAAAGCGTATGGGGAGAAAAAGGTTATAAAATATCAAAAGGAGGAGGAAGGAGTATGTCAAAATACGATAGAGACGCTATAGAGATATATATACTGGATCATATAGATACAGATAATTATGGTAAGCAGTTTAAATACGATAGGGAATATATGTCTTTTATGCTTAGTGTGTTCAAGAATGAGTATAAAGAACATATCAAAAGGGATGGGATTAAGAAAGCTTTCGAGGACTACATAATGAGCGTTCCGTCTATATTCAGGATTCATATAGCGGATTGCGATATCAGGTATTTATTACGTTCATGGGAAGTGGAGTTCGATGATGATGATGATGAGATATACATCTTGTATAAAAAGATCATAAGGGAGGTCTTCTTTAAGATGTGTAATGATATGAACATTAGATTTTAGTTTGTTAATATTGTGACCATGACCTTGGCGGGGTGGAAGGATATATCATAATCGTACGTGTGCGGATATGATCCGGGGTCGGTTCCCGGCACCTTGGCATAACTTAAATTTGACATACTCCCACCACTAAAGTGATTGGGATTCTTGGATACAAGTGTACGGGACCCCGGTTTTACAACCGTTGGAATTACCCGTACTCTCCAATTCGGAAATGCCCTTCCGAAGGATATTTTTAGAGGCTAAGAGGTCCCTGTCGTTGATAGAACCGCATCCGGGACAAACCCATGTGCGGTCGCGTAACAACAGACCTTTATTAATGCAGCCACATTCGCAAGTTTTGGAAGAAGGATACCATTTGTCAATCTTATGTACTATCACTCTATACTTTGAAGCGATATACGTAAGTTTGTTAATAAAAGAAGAATGACTGAGATCGGAAATCTTCTTTCCCCACAAACGTTTCATTCCTTCAATGTTTAGATCTTCAATGAAAATATAATCATATTGTTTACACAACTGATGTGCTAACTTCCATTGAAAATCACTACGTAGATTCATGATTTTCCTGTTTGTCTGATGAAGCTCGAACAACCTTCTTTTCCTGTTATTCGATCCCTTTTCAGATCTTGAGAGGTTGCGATTACATTTCTTTATCTTCTTTTGATATCTATTGAAAAACAAAGGAGACTGAATAGACTTTCCATCGCTTAATGTCATGTAAGTTTTAAGTCCGAAATCGATTCCTACAGATGCACCATTACGTGACTTTTCATAGGTCTTATTCGATTTCGAGTCTGTTACGATGACAATGGAATATCTATTACATGTTTCCCTTAAAACTCTGACCTGTTTTACATTCCCATCGTAAGGACGGGAATATGAGAACTTAAAACGCTTGTTTATCTTATTGATCGTGAAAACATTTCCATTCAAAGCAAATCCTCCCTGTTTAAATACAAAGGAGTTAAACCTCTCTGCTTTCTTGAACTTCGGAGGTCTTTTGCATAACTTTTTAAAGAACCTTTTATAGGAATTGTCAAGACGTCCAAGGATTTCCTGTACGGTCTGGGAATGCAAAAGGATTCTTTTGATTCGTTTGGCAAAGTGCTTTTGAAGCCTGTTCAGTGAAATATATTTTCCAAATCTCCTGTAATAACGTTTTTGTAAATTCAAGGCATGATTCCATACAAATGCACATTCCCTAAGCATTTTATCTAAATGCTTAGTGTTCTTAGATTTATATATATTGTACTTGTATGAGATCATGTTTTAATTATTTTTACGGCACAAATATAATAACAGTATACTATATTTGCAAAACAAATCAGTAAAAAATGGATAGCAGGTGGAAAACAAACAGAGGAAGTGTCTATAATTTGGGGTATCACATAATTTGGTGCCCTAAATATAGAAGAAAGAAACTCGTAGGAGATATCGAAAGAAGATTAAGAGAGCTTCTATACGAAAAAGCTAGTCAAAACAATTGGGAAATAAAAGAACTGGAGATAATGCCGGATCATGTTCATTTATTTATAAAAGCAACTCCTTCTGATTGTGTATCTCATATTGTTTCACAATTGAAAGGATATACAGCTAACATGTTAAGAAAAGAATTTGAATCTCTTAGAAGAGAGCTTCCTACATTATGGACAAGATCTTTTTATGTAGAATCGGTAGGGCATATATCCGAACAAACAATTATAAAATACATTGAAAATCAAAAGAATATATGAAATATGATACTATCCCCTCTTTAAAAAGAGGGGCTTTGGATAAAATCGTAAGTAGTATGGAAGATAATATTTTAAAAAGAGCGGCAGCGGAATTAAAAGAAGCCGGTTGCAGGGTTTTCGCATGGCAGGATGATACTTATAATAGAGGTTGGAGTAAGGGTGATTATATAATGTTGTATTACGCCTTCCCTGATTCACCCAACATCGGGTATCTGAGTCATGGA